AAGGTTGTTCCTACTTGGGGTGATGTTCTTAACAGAGCAAACCTTGGTATGGAAGTTATGCATGAAAGAAATGCACACAACTTCCCACTTGACTTAGCATCTGCTGAGACATCTGAGGTTGCACTTGTTGCTCCTAGCATAGGTTAATGAAAATCAAGCCTCTTAAACATTGTAGGTTATCCCAGATGAAATTTTTCTACTGGGATCCTAAAGATGATCCAAGAGAACCAGAATATTGGGAGACCCGCAATGGGTCTCCTTTTTTATGTGGTTGATTTAAAACTGAATATTTGTTAGGATGGTCTGGAAACTAAATAAAAACTGTTCAGAGGAACACATATGCACGGAGATTTAGAACCTGAAGAGCATCATTGGGAACATGAAAAAGTTCATGTCAATGATCTTTGGGAGGATATGGACAGACTTAACTCATTATATGAAGAACTCATGTGGGGTAATGATGATGTTTTAGAGTTTGTTCCAGATTATAAAAATGACAGAATTATTATTAAAAACAAATCGAGGGAGGATAATGAATAACTTTACAGTTTATTCCAAAGATGGATGCCCCTATTGCAATAAAGTAATTCAAGTGTTAGAGTTAGCAGGGTTGAGTCATCGAGTTTATAAACTTGATGAACATTTTGATAAGAAAAGTTTCTATGGTCAGTTTGGAGAAGGATCTACTTTTCCTCAAGTGGTAATAGACTCAACTAATTTAGGTGGATGCACCGAAACAGTGAAGTATTTAAAAGAAAACAGTTTAGTATGATGAAAACAGTCGATGACTTTGAAACAGTTTATGACATGTTAGAACATGCCATTGAACTAGCTTTCGAGGGTAAGATGCAATTGAAGTTTTATGATTATTTGAAACATCGTAAGACTAAGAAAAAGGAAGTAGATTCTTTTGTAGAGAGTTCTACTGCTGCTGAAATATCGGATCAAGTATTAGAACTAGAGGAGTACATTAAAGGGGGTTCAGACAACGACCATAAGCAATTACGTGAAGCATATGGTCATATACCTAAACCTCAAGCAAGAAAGATAAAGAAGTATTTGTATGGCATCCTTGAAGACGCATGGAGGTATCAAATTGACAGAAGACCAGGCAGAAGAAAAAAATCTAAATAAAGAAACCACAGAGATCAATCGTGGTGTAGAACTACTACTTAGAAATAGGAGGCAGAAACCAGAACCACCCAAAACCTTTCAAGTAAAGTTTGGAAATTTAATTGCTCTATGGAATAGGGAAATTGTTTTTCATTTTAATTTTTACTTGGACATAAGAAAAAAATAACTCACTGGAGGAGTGCCATGTCAGAAACATTAGTATTAACGTTGACACTTACAACAGTTGTCACTATACTTGCATTATTAGTAGGAGGTATGATAGGATGGATGGCAAGACAGCATTCATATGAGACAACTCCTCAAGTGGTATACACTCATCCAGAAATGTTTGATGCCAACGGACAGTTAGTTCCCGATGAAATTTTAGCCCTAAGAATTGAAACTCATGACACCAGCAGCGAAGACAACGACGACGAAGAGGACTAGGAAACCAAAGGTAAAGTTACCACCTAATCCTTTTATGAATGAGATACTAGACTTAGTATCAGAACAAAAGACTACAGCAAAGAAGGTTGATATTCTTAGAGAATATGAAACTGATGCATTGAAAGCTTTATTTGTATGGAACTTTGATGAGTCAGTAATTTCTCTTCTTCCTTCAGGTGACGTTCCTTATAAACCAAATGATAATCCATTAGGAACCGATCATTCATCATTACGTAGAGAGTGGAAGAACTTCTATGTTTTTGTGAAGGGTGGTAACGATGGACTTTCTACTATTCGTAGAGAAACAATCTTTATTCAGATGTTAGAAGGTCTTCATCCTGATGAAGCAAATATTATTATCTTAGCAAAAGATAAGGATCTTGAATCTAAGTATAAAGTTACAAAGGAAATTGTATCAGAAGCATATCCTGATATTAAGTGGGGTGGAAGAAGTTAAGGTGAAAATTATTCATGAAAAGTGTGAGAAGTCTGCAGCAAATGATACGAAGTTACCTAAGAATGCATATCTTATAACTTATGTTGTAGAAGACAAGTTAACGTATGATATTGCAATGGCAGATGGTAAAGTGGAATTATTTGACCACTACTGGGATACTTATAAGGAGGGGTTACAATCTATTTCATGGACTAAGGGTAATGTAAACCCAAGACAATGGAATTCTATGAATCCAACTCCACCCAAAAAGAAAGTCACAAAAAAACCGAGGAAGAAAGATGAGTGATGAAATTAGGGATCAGATAAACGATATCATAGAAGGTGAGATTCAAAATGGAATCAATGAATACCTTGAGCAAGAAGGAAAGGGTTTTAAGGGACAAGAGTTAAAGGTAAATGTTAATCAGGCAGCAGTAGATAAACTTATTAAAGAGTATAAGAAAATTAAGAAAGCAGAGAAATCTAATTTGGGTGCTGTAAAAAAACTTGGATTGGTTGATAAGAATGGAAAACCGTTATGACTAAAGAATATATAAAAGACATTCCTAATTGGGAAAAAGATTATCTTGATATTATGCAAGATAGTTTATCTAAAAGACAAATAGAACTACTTAGTGGATCTAAGATAGGAGCTCATGAAGGTATGATCTATGGTCAGATGTATTCTGATTGGAAGAGGAGGGCTTGGGATGAGTAAAATTGATACTCAGGGGATGAGTGGACCTGCTGATCCCAATTATAAACCAAGTGGGAAACCACAGGAACATAAACCTATGATGATATATCCTCGTAGGTTATTCACTCCAGAATATGTGAAGGAGATGAAGATTCTTATTAATGAGGTATTGGATGAGCGTGAGTATCAACGTAAGTTAAGAATGAACTATGATGATCCAACACCACCTGGTATTTCTTACTTTGATACTGAAGAATTTAAACATCGTATCAATGAACCAGAACCAGAGTATCCAAGACCTAAGCATCCAGTTTATAGATTAGACGAGTTACAAGAATGAGAACACAAAACAAAGAAAATTATTACTACGTTTTCTGGACTGTGGCAATGATTGCTTTCATAGTCCCACAAGTATTCACTGCTTATGCATACATGAATATTAAATCTTTACTTGAAAAACCTTTTGAGATAGAGATTGTAGAACCATCTAAAATTAAATTAGGTTTATGAGACTTGGTGTTATGTGTTCTGGCAACGGAACCAACTTCGAGAACATACTTACAAATCCTCTTTGTAATACAAATGAAGTTGTGATAATGATTCACAACACTAAACAATGTGGTGCTGTTAAAAGAGCAGCAAAATTTGGAATCCCTCATGTTAGGATACCACATAAAGATGAAGATAGAATGATAGAACTTTTCAAGGCTTGGAAAGTAGATCTTATAGTTCTTGCTGGATACATGAGAGTGATTAAAAATCCTGCGTCTTTCCCCTGTCCTATTATTAATGTTCATCCATCACTACTTCCTAAGTACAAAGGGTTACATGCAGTAGAACAGGCAATGGAATCAGGTGATGATGTTACTGGTTGTACAGTTCATTATGTAAATGAAGAACTGGATGGTGGTGAAATAATTCTTCAAGGAAAGGTTCCTATTTTACCAGAAGATACTGTAGAATCATTAACAAAGGCTATTCAAAGACAAGAATATTCTATATTACCTTTGGCAATAGAACATGTTAAAAATTCTTTATAATTTATATACTTGGACTATGTTAAGCACTAATTATCGAAATCAGGTTATAGATATTTGCTGTCGGATGATTTCAACGGACGGTGAAGTCAGTTTGCAAGAGAGAATATGGATGAATAAATTATGCGAACACAACGAACATGCCAAAAAGATTAGGGATGAAATGTTAAAATAGTATCAGGGAATACAAATATACTTGACTATATAGTATGTACGTGTTAGTATTAACACACATCGTTCATCCCAGAAGGGACGCAAGTAAGCCGACTCGGAACGGAATCGTTCATCTCTAATTAGTATTCAATCGGTAATACTTTTATTAGTATTCACAACCTAATACTCAGAGACGCAAAAGCCGACTGAAGGAACGGGGCAAAAATCCCTACTACTTTGGAGTAAGCCAATGGCAAAAGTCACTTACCGTGGAGTCGAGTACGACTCTGCAGAGTACAACAAGAAGGTACTCGCTGAAG